AATTATTAAATACTAATAGTTCGATTAACAATGTATATTGTAAGTCAGAAAGAACAATGCCTGATGGTATTATTGATAACATGGATGACTTAGTGGTTACTTGTAATCCTATTATTTATTTTAGTTACTTCGACCCTCTTAAAATGTCTTATACTCAATTTAGAGATAAAGTATTAGAGAAAGTCAAAGAATTTAAAAATAGTAATCCTAAAGTAGATAAGTCCAAAGTAGATACAAGACTAGCTCGCCCAGATAAGATAGCGAATAGAGATGGTGTATTGGTGGATTATGTTCCAAACAATATTTATATTAAAAAGAATGGTGCTTGGGATAGACTTAATATTGCATTCTGTAAATTAGCTGTATATATCTCTAGTACCTATTTGGCATGGTTTGGTTTTGGCACAGCTGATTCTGATGTACAAAGGTCTGTAGAAAACAGAATATTTATCAACCAGGTAAAGAAACTAAAAGAACTACTGAAAGTTTATATAGATATTGCAAGATTTAGTGGTGGTTATTTATCTAGTTCTAGTATTACTTATCCTAATCCTTGGTTTAAAGCAGTAGACTATACTAATCGAGATGCAGGTATTCGTATTAGTACAGATAATGAAATTACCAATGCAGATATTGGTGAATATATCTTTAATTCATTAAGTCGTAAGATTAGTAATTTGGTATCTTTATCCCCTACGCAACAAACTGGTGATATTTTCTTTCCAATATTCTGTTGTGGTAACGAATTAAATGAGAATCAAGTAAGATTAATGGATACTGAACGCTATAGTTTTAATTTTACTTTATTGTCTAAAGAATTATATTGTTATAGTGGGGATAGTTTAAATATAGCCAATAGAGATATAGGAATTCCTTTTGAGAATAGACCTAACAATAGATTCCATGTTCGATGGGGTTTTGTAGAAGATATTGGTTATATGGCTAGTGTTTGGAGTTTATTTGAACCAGTTAAAGGTAGATATCAAGGACCGCCTGACGAAGAATTAGATAATATTAAAAATGGTTATACCTGGTTTATGCGAGAATTTAATAATAGATATTCTGTAGAACAGCACAAGTATAAAACACTACTTAATGCAATGTTTGATATTGTTAAAATGTCTGCTTTGAATAATTTACATTATGGTGTATTAAAAGGAAGTGCATTACAGCAATTAAAGACCAAACTTAATATTACTCAAGATGATGAATTTAAAACATTCTTTATCTTAACTAAAACTAAAGATAAGAATGGAAATACGCACAATATTCCATTATCAGATTTCTATAATCTTATAATAAATGACAAGTATACTGAACACAAGTATAAAAATAAGGTATCTGATAAGAGTGCCTTAATGTTTAGAGGCGAGAATTGGCGTAATAAATTGTCTTATGCTGATTACATGACTGATTTAAGGAAGAAAGTAGAAGCCTTACCAGACCATGTGATTGATAGAGAGAGTATTGAGTTAATTGTTAAATATGTATTTTTCTCAGTATTACACAACATATGTACATCTGAAAGTGAATCAACCCTACCAGATAAAATCATTACCACAGATACAGTTGATGAAGCTTTAGATAAATACTATCGAGCTAACCTATTAGAAAATATTTATACTTGGACAGGTGATATGAATTTATCTTATAAGTATATTTAAAAAAGGACACTAAATTGGAATACAGTATATTTTTTAATTTCACACTTAGTATCCTATTGGTTTTAGTAATAGGAATAGTTTGGACTATTATTTGTAAACTACCATAAAAGGATTTAAGATGGAATTGATAGCAAACATCACAATGGTATCGTCACTGGTACTGGCTTTTGTAGCATTTATCTCTACATGCGTTATTGATCTTCAAAATTAATATAACTAATAAATAGATATGGGTTACACCATATCTCTTTATTTTAAATCAACACTTAAGGAGCATGAAATGATTTGCAAGGAAATTAAACATACAAAAGATTCTACCAATATATTGGTAGACTTATTGAATAGTTCAAAAGTAATTACTAAAATTAGAGAAAATTACTTACAAGAATACAATAGTTATTTAAAGTTAATGGAAGCACCAAATTATCCTGGAGTATACCATATAGAGATGTATCGTGATTATATTGACGAAACCATTAAAACTAAACTCTCTAGGATATTCTCTTTTATTAAACCAAGTACCTATAGAAAATATCTCAATATGGTTAATATTGGTTTAAGTGAATTAACCAAGTATTTAACCCTGTATGGTAATGAACTGGAACAATTTAGAGAAGAAATATTGTTAAACTTAGGATTTTTGTTAATCTTAGAATTGGATTTTGATAATCCATTAGCATTACGTGATACGGTTATAGACAACTATTTTGATGAAGTTGCAGAGTTTAAATTAAATTGTTTGTTATATTGTCTTTTAAATAGGAATGAAGCACCTAAAGATAAGCTGGTTACCTTACTAGATAACCTTACAAATAAAGATACATTACCTAAAGAGAATGATGGTAAGTACACTATTAGAGATTTATTTGGATTAGATTTCTTTGATGTAGAAAAATTCGCAGGTCGTTATGAGTTAAGATTTCACGTTACCGATATAGTAGATAATAAACTAAGTTGTAAGTTTATTCTATCTAAATATGGTCTTCTATTTTCTTTATCTAATGGTGATTTTTTAACTAAAGAAAAAGCATTTGAAATTGAATTAGATTTAAATAGTAATAAAGAAACTATTTTTCTTAATCAGTTGAAAATAATGGATAAAGGTAAAAAGAAACTTGACTTAAAATCACAAGAACTTAGTCCTGAAATAGGTGGTAGTGGCAAGGATTATCATTTAGATACAGATATTAGGAATCTAAGAGACCAACATAATCCTAGACCCTATATTGAGTTTGATATGGGTAATAATTGGTTTATCAGAGTAAACGACTTAGTAAATCCTAAAATATATTGTATACCAGATAACAATATAGAAGCATCAGAAGTAAAGGAAAATGGAATTATCTATACCATTATTAAAAACTTTTCTTATAATCAAGGAATTAAATTAATGTGTAGAATGTCCGATGTTCCTTTTTTAAATATTGAATAAACATATACCATTACAGTGAGAGATATCTAAATATCTCTCACTATTTCTTAACGTTTATTAAAAGGAAACTAAAATGATTATTTATACAAAACAACATGATGAAATGATTGAAATCATTAACGAAATGTATAATGAGATTTTTAAAGATTATAAAAAGCTTTCAGATTCTAAGGAATTTAAATTAGAATTTGATTATTACTTTAAAGATAATGTTTGTATTTATATTAGTAAATTAACGGATAGAGATAGTGGTATGTTTAGTACCAAATCTAAATATGACCATTTTGCTTATACTAAAGTAGGAATGGACTTACTGAATTCATTTGATAAACTAGGTATTGAGAATATTGATTACGAAGTATTCAGAAAAGTATTTGTATATGCAATATGCCTATATAGGGAACACCAAGGTTCTTCTAGAGAAGATATCGTAGATGGTCTGTTATACGAAGGTAATAAACTAGAACGCTTAGAATACTATAAGAAGTTCGTTAATATTTGCATTATGTTCTATCTTACTACTGTTGATTTTAAACTAGCTAATATCGACGATGTTGATAATAATAGTGGCTATAAACTTAGAAATCTATTCGGAACATATATTCCTTCTTGTCTAGGTGATTTTATCAAATTAGATTTAATTACAGAAGAAATCAAATTAATTACATTCACCATTGATACCATTAAAGGCGATTTATCATTTATCGTATCTTTCCAAGACAAGAAAGAAGATAATCGAATTAAGCCTATTTTAGCAACAATGGCATTTAGACTAACAAAACAGAGAGAAGAAGGTATTAGTAATACATTGATTGGTTTTGATACCAACGTACGTGATTTCTTACTGAATAATAACGAGAGAGCAATTGTTATTAAATACAGTAAAAAGAAACACGGTATAGAGATTACTTTTAACCACCATAATGGTGTGTTTTATTATTTTATCCCATCTAATCTTATAAAAGCATACAGTGAGAAAGAAAAAACTTACCCAAGTAGTTTACCTCTTACTGTAGTTGAAATAAAAGGTGAAGATAATATTGAATTACCATGCACTGTATACGAATTAGCTCTTGCTGATTAAAAATATAGTACTTTAAAATATTATGGATTAAGTGAGTATACACTGGATTAATCCAGTGTATACTTATCTTTTATTTTTTACTTAATAGGAGTTCAGAAATGGAAAATACTTTCTTGGAAAAATTAAACAATACTAAGTTATTTAAACTTATGTCAATTGAAAAAAGTATAGTAGAAGGTAAATTAGTCGAATTTACAGAATCTGATATATCAGACTACAATACTAAAATGCTACATGAATTAAAAGATTTAGTCGAGTATTTAAATACAAATACCGACCCTAATCAAGATGTTGCATCTGACATCGTTATCGAGGAAAACCCAGGTTTTAAAATTCCTACAGTTAAAATCAATAAATTACTAGGTAAAGAAAATGAATTTACTTATACGGATGATTATCTTGTTGAAGTAGATAATGTATTTGGTGAATTCTCTGGTATTTTTATTTTTATTAAAGAATTAGAAAGTCTAAACTATTTAATTCCATACTTATACCATCAAGAAGTTTCTGAAAAGATTAAAGCACTTTTAAAATGGACATGTGAAAATATCGTTTTCTCTATTGCCGATATAACTTGCAAAACATGGAGTAAAATAATTAGATATAACTTAGATAATAATCAACTAAGTAATATTGGTCAGTTGTTGGGTGTGAGTAATCTTAAGTCTAGTAGGATAGAATACTATTTAAAGAAATATTCTAATTACTATAAACTTAATACCAGTTGTAAACAAGAGAGTTTTGTGTGTTTAGGTGATTACATTTTAAAAATTAATTCCGATGAGATTTCGTCTTATCTGAATAATGCTTCTAGATTAGGTTTTAATAAATCAGAATCAGAGTATTTTTATACAATGGAATCTGACTTAAGAGAACTAATGAAGTTTGTAGATAAAGTAGTTATCAATAACATTATACCAGTTACATTGTTAGACGACCCAATTGACAGATATAATGGTTCAGTCAAGATAATTACACATCATTCCCATACTGGTAAAACTTTACAAGTAAATACATCAAAAACGCTTTCTCTGATAGATGAAGTAGTATTTATTAAGAAATCTAATGTCCTTGGATTTACGTATTATAAAACAGGGATAGACTATACTAATAGGATTAGACTTATCCCCGAGATAGCTATTAAATATCTAGCTGGTAATGAAACCATTAATATTAGATTAAATATCCAACCAAATACAATTAAAGACTTTTTTATGTCTTAAAACGAAAGGAAAACAAATGAATGGTTTAATGAATGAAATTTATTTAGAACCATCGGATGTATCTAAATATAAATTAATGGTTAGCTATTACATAGGGACGTCAGATAATATTTTAAAAGAATTAACTGAACAACCTTATAATCTAAAAATAGAACAATCGCCATATACGGAAGATTTAAATAAGGTTAAGTACTCTATCACTATACCTGGTTTAAATGAATTAGTCAAGGGCGATTATTTAATCAGTAATAAATTAGCATTTAATTCTAAGATTGGTAATCTATTATCTAAGATACATTTTAATAATAAATTATCTACTAGCTTGGCAAAAAAGTTACAAAAAATAAAGAACGATATTGTCTTAAAAAGTAATATAGAAGCTATTTATAATCTAGATATACTATTGGATTTAGTTAATGGTGTGCATGTCAGTAATTATAAACCACCACTAATCCATCAATCTACAGTCATGGCTTTTATCCATCAAGTAGCGTTCTTACAGGAATTTGATACAAGTAATCTTATTGATTTATATAAAGTTTTACATAGTGTATTTGACCGTAAGAACAAAATACCAATGGTTAGAATAGATGATTTAAAATCTAGAGCACCTAGATTACTTTACAATTTAGATAAAAATAAAATTGAAAGAGTATTTCCTGGTAAATATATTAGTATATTTTTAAAAGACGATACATCTAACTACGAAATTAACTTTTATTTAACCAACACAGAATTCCCAAGCGGGGCATTTAAAAACATACAAGTTGAAAAAGGACATCTCGTAGCTGAACATGGTGTTGTTTTCAAATACGTTGAATAAAGGAAACCAATATGGAAAAGATATTTAATTGGGGTACAACTGTATCTAAAGAAGAACTTATTGAGAAAATCAAAGAATTGTCTACTATTGTTTTAGACAATACAACAAAAAATAATAAATTATTTACTGAAATTGATAAATCCAGTTTTTATACAAAAGGATTCCCAGATTTATTTAAATTAACAGTAACTAATAAAGACGGTAAGGTATATAATCCAGATGACCCTAACGATAGAGTATTTGAGGTATCTATTAACAATCTTAATTTAGAAACATACGAATTAGGATATAATAAATACTGTATTAGCCAACTAGATATCAAACATACTTCAAATGAGATTGATAACCGTATCGTAAATGCATATCTTATAGCCAGAATGGTTATCAATATTGTCAATGACTGTAGTGCTAAATATAAGTTCTTTGTTCCTAAAGAATGTGATTTATATAATGCATGTTACGCATTGGTTGAGTTTGTTCTTTATTTAAGAATAATGAATATTGAACCAGAAAGACAATTTTCTACATTAATTAAAGACATAGACAGTTCAGATAGTGTTGGTATTCAGTTCTTCTACATCTTTGCACATCGGCTAGGTATCCCTTTATTTACAGGAGAAAAAGATATTTTCTTAGAACAATTGTGTTATAGTTATTATAATGCGTACAAGGATAGTGACAATAGTGATCTGGTATATTTCGAACTAGCAGATGTATTATTAGGACCAAGTGATAAATACTTCAAATTAGACGATAATAAAATTCAGCTTGTTTTAAATACTGGTGTCAATCCTTTCTTATTTAAAGGATTTAAAGAAGATTTAGATTGTCTTTTAGACAATGAAGGATTACAGTGTTTTAAATTCAATAGTGATACTAAAGAACTATACGAAGAGATAGGCAAATATAGTATAACAGCTGAATATAATACTGAATATAAGAACTGCAATGGACACTATTTTATCCATGTTTTTGATTCTTCTTTATCAGAGTGTAATGTACATGGTATTAGTAAAGGTTTACTGACACGTGAACCATTAGGCTATACATACCATACAATAATTTATGGTCTATTACCACGCACTATGTTTAATATTGAAGGTTGGCGAGGTAAGATTATGGTATTACCAATGTTAGAAGCAGAATTCAGACATATGATAAAAAATGTCCTTAAATAAACAACGAAAGGAAATTAAAATGGGTACAGAAATAGATAAATTTACAGATTTAGAGTCAAGTCTATTGACCCAATTAAAAAACGCTGAGTCTGAATATGCTACTTATAAATTCATATGGGAAAATTATTTAATTAACGTTGAGAATTGTAGAAAGGAATACTTCTCAAAGAAACCAAGAGACCCAGAATATAAGAAAGTACTTCTTAAATCACTAGAAGAAGAAAAAAGAGCCAAAGATAAATTTGATCAGTCATATACAAAAATTGTTACGATTAGACTTAAACTAAGTGAAGTTAGAGAGGTATTAGATCGTAAAAGAAATCATCAATCCATTTTAAGGAGGATTTAACATGGGTACAGTTGTAGAAGAAGTATTGCCTCGTTTTGGCGAAGAAGCCGAACAAAATCAACAACAAACAGATGAGAAGGAATAAGCAGTGAGTGAACAAGTAAAACAACGATTTTCAGTATTTAATCAAACACCTAATGATGCTACTAAGGAAGCAATGTTCTTAGGTCAATCTATTAACTTACAGCGTTACGATAAGTCTAAGTATCAAGTATACAATGACTTGACAGAGAAACAAAAGTCGTTCTTCTGGCGTCCTGAAGAAGTAGATTTGTCAAAAGACCGTATCGATTTTGAAGGTTTACCAGAGCATGAAAAGCACATTTTCCTGCGTAATCTGGATTATCAGTCACTTTTAGATGCGATTCAGGGAAGGAGTCCAGCCATTGCATTCCTTCCTTTGATTTCTATTCCTGAATTAGAACACTGGACGATATTCTGGACCGCCTTCGAAGGCATCCATTCTTACTCTTATACGTACATCATGCGTAATGTATTGATTGACCCTAGTGAAGAGTTTGATAGTATTGTAGTAAACGAAGAAATTAAGAAACGAGCAAGTGCAATTTCTCAATACTACGATGATTTGATTGAATATTCTCAATATTATAATCTTCTAGGAGAAGGTGTTTTTGAAATTAAGAAACAATCAAAAGATGGCATAATGGAATCTTACCATCGTATTGAAATTAGCAAACATGAATTGATGAAGAAAATTTATCTTTGCATGTTTGTGGTGAATGTGCTTGAAGCCATTCGTTTCTATGTATCTTTTGCGTAAACAATTTATGCGCAGCTTATTAGAAATAATAAGATAATAAACTCTCTTAATTGCTGGGAAACCCTTAGAGCTTATTTAACTACAACGTAGTCGGTGACGACAAGCGTGAATGTTTGAAAATAAATAAGATTGGGTAATCAGCAGGTAAGCTACTTTTATATAATAAAAGTAGAAACTCCAACGACTAGTCGAAAGACGTAGGACTCAAGTGAGTCCCAAATGGGGGGCAGATACAGTGGTTGAAAAACCTCTATGTATCCTTCTTACTAATTAGTAGGGAGTCTTACCGAGTAATGTCGGAGATGATGATATAGTCTAGTATCCTATCGAAAGATAGGGAATATCTCAAAGTAGATATTGTACGGGCTAACGACCCGTATTAAATACAACGGTAGTTTCAGTTTTGCCGAACGTAAACTCATGGAAGGTAATGCTAAAATCATTAAATTAATTTCCCGTAAACTTCATTGCGGCTTCTTTCAGTGATGATAGTCGAATAACTCTGCTAAACGGGGAAACTCTATTATACCTATAATAGACAATCCCGTAGTAAAGACGTTTAAATTATGTAGTTTTATTTAAACTGACAAACTCTAACGACTATCGAAATCCTAATATTTTATTAGAGAGAGTAGAGTAGTGGGCAATTGTTTAGTCCGCCAAACGCAGAGGGTCTATTTTAACAATAGATCATGATATAGTCTGACCCCAGTAGTGATATTGGGCGGGTGTCTTAAGCACACCGGCTACGATTAACGACCGTAGTGGACAGCTTCGGATGAAGCACTTCATTTAACTACTACTCAACATATCATCAATACATTAGCTTCTGGTGCTGAAGGAAGTGAATGGAAAGAGATTGCTGAAGAAACCAAAGAAGAATGTATTAACATCTTTAAAGAAGCAGCTCAACAAGAAAAAGATTGGGCTAAGTATCTATTTAAAGATGGTAGCATGATTGGTTTGAATGAAGCAATTCTTTGTCAATATGTTGAGTACATTACTAATCACAGAATGAAAGCAGTAGGGTTAGAACCCATTTTCCAAAATGTAAAACATAATCCTATTCCTTGGATTAATGCTTGGTTGACTTCAGATAACGTTCAAGTAGCACCACAAGAAGTAGAAATTTCTTCTTATCTTGTAAGCCAAGTGGACACTGAAATCAAAGATGGTGATTTAGATATGGAACTTTAATGTAAGCTAATTAAGATAGAGGGTAATGTCCCTCTATCTTAATTTTTATTAAACATATATTATTTAAATGAGTAGTGAAAGAAGACTACTTTAAATAAACTTCTTATTTTAAACTTAACTGAAAAGGAATAAGACATGAAATCTTATACTATTATCGCTAGACAACTTGGTTCAGTATTTGCTTCAGCATCTATACACAAAACTAACCAACAAACTTTACAAGACTTTTACATCAGTGATGAAAAGGCTAAAAAGATTAGAGAAGCAAATAATGTTCCCTCTGATACACCAATCCCAATGGTAATTACCGGTAGATTAGCAGAAGATTGGTTTGAACACCTTAATAAAATGGCTAAGAATTCAGATAATCGTGATCTTTGTATTGAGTTAGAAAGACTTTTTAAAAGGTCTAGCTTATCTTATTTCCCTTTGTTTTTCACTTTATTTCATGAAATGGAAAAAGTGATTTCTTCTCGCCGTTCTAAAATGGTAATCTTTAAAGAGTTCTTAATTAGTCGTTATGAAATTAAGACTGAAGAAGAATTTAAAGAATTTGTCGATCTTGTAGTTAAAGAGATGTGTTATCGGATGGTGTCCGATAACCATTATTCTAAAATCATTAAAGACAAGATGAATTTTATAGGATTACCTGTAGAAGATGTAAATGGGTTAAAAGAATTCTTCTATAATGTCGATATTGAGGAATTGAATAAAAAAGTACCAGTATATTTCGATAAAGGATATACAGGTACTACAGAGGAGTTTATTCAATTACCTGAAGAAGAATTAATAAAACATAGTCTTGGTACTTGTTTTGGGTTAGTTTTAACTTCCACTTTTGATAGTGAGGAATTCATCGCTGGTAAGTTTAAACCAAATAAAAAGTGTTTATCTTACCAATTCCTTAAGGATTATTACGATGAAGAAATAAGACCTAATAAGGTAAAACTATATAAACCTAAATACTTTGCTAAATTAATACCCGTTTTTGAAACTAAAGAAGATAAGAAAGTTTTAAAAATGCTAGTATTTAAATTAGTAGTTTAACATCTTATTTTAATCGAATATACTAGGGTAGTTAATTCTACCCTAGTATTTTTTGTAAAGGAAACTAAAAAAATGAGAGTGTATACAGATACATTAGAAAAATCTCGTATAAAAGAGATTATCGAGAAGTTTAAAAGTTACAGTATTGTTAATGTAGTTCTAGAAGAAGAAGACGATGAGGGTGTCTGTCTTTATATAGAATTTTTTAAAGAAATACTGGCGTACGATACTGAAAATAAAGAGTACGTACAAACAGAAGGTTGGTCAATCCATGAGGGTGAAAAATTTGAATTCTACCCTGATGATTTAAGATTGATTGCTGAACACTAAGAAAGAATAGTGATAGAGAAAGAGTTTAACTCTTTCTCTATTTTTGTTTTATTAACATAATCAAAAAACAAAACGACAATCCTCTATTCCTGCTGTAACAGGAATAGAGGTATTCATGTCGTAGAAAGGAGGTGAAATAATGGACTTGCGAATAGTTCAATTAATTCAGAACAAAGTTCTGAGTGGTATAGAGCTTTCAGAAAATGAAAAGCAGTACCT